GCAAAGGAAAAGCATCAGCATGGGCACTTCCTAAAACTAAATACAATGATGTTGTATTTGATCAGGAACATGAAGCATGGATGAATGAGTGGAGTAAACCACGCAACGAAAGACTTGGCATACATTGTAGTGTATAACTAAACTTCAATAGTAAGTGATGGCAATGCAGGCGATTCGCCATCCAATCCTGTGTGATGGGCTGGCGCGCACCGCAGAACAGATCCTGCATCCTGATGTTCTGTGGGCGATTCAAACCGCTTCTGCCATCCTGCAACAGGGTTATCCTGCCCGAAGGCATTGACGCCTAATTACCTGCGCGTTCTGGCAACCGGGCGCGCAGGGCACACGAAAAAAAGTTCATCCCCCCTATTGACACGTTTACGAAACTAGGTTAGTATTAGAACCATCAAGAGCGGCATGGGGCCGCTGAAGGAGAAGAAGATGTACATCGAAGGGTTGAGAGAGTTGTTAATGAATGCACCAGCGAGAAACATTGATATGACTATCGCGGAAGCCCTCTACCAAAGTTTTTCATCTGACGTGAGAAAGTAAATATGAGCGAAAAAATTATTACTGTATTGTTAAATGCACCCGTCCGATTGACGTGCGTTGCAAGCGACGAGACAGGCGAAGTCAGGATCAAGAAAATCATGCACATTGATCCGCCCTGCGTAGATGATCTCATGGATGGATGTAGCAACGATGATCTCACGGAAATAGACCAGGCTTTTGAAGAGAGCCCATAACCCCACTGCTCACCCTAACGCCCATCAACGGCGAACCCCGCATTAAAGACCTTCATGTTGAAGCAGGGCGGTGTTCTGGATGACGCTTAGTGGCGTTCCTGGGCATTCCACGATGGGAGTGAAGACGATGAACAAATCTTACCGGCACACCCGCCGACTGGCGCGCGCCTATCGCGCCGGGCTGGCGCGGCAGGAAATCGCGCCCCAAGCGTGGCGCGAAGAGGGACTGGTGGAGTTGGCCGCCGATCTGCATCGCGCCCTGGACTGGTGGGCCGCTCAGGGATTGGCCCACGTCTACGACCGGGCCACCAGCCCGGCATGGGATTGGAAATGACCTCCCCCGCCGCCGCTCTCCGGGCCATGCGCCCGGTTCGTTCCTACACCTGCGCCCACTGCGGGCGCGGGTTTACCGCGTCGGATGCACGGGCGCGGTATTGTTCAAACCGCTGCCGCCAAGCAGCGAATTATGCGCGGGCGAAGTCGGCGAAATGAGAAAAAGGGGTTATGGGCTCTCTTCAAAAGCAATGAGACCCGCCGAACTTCCAGTGATCCTCCTCACCAATGAAATAGCCTCCGAAATCAGAGCGGCCCGGCTGACACCGTATAGTCCGACCGTCGCCGAAATCAATGGTCGGACGGTTGTATTACAATGGCTGGCCACTCGGTTAAGCGGGGATTTAGGGAGTTTGTTTATGACGTTTGACGGGACGTGGTGGCGGATAGAGACCAGACTGGAAACTTTTGAAAAGCGCCGGAAGCGCGAACCGGTACAAGCTGCATTCCTGAAAATGGCAGTTACCCGTATGAATTGAAGTAACAATAGGAGAAAATCATGGAATCCAATCGGATGCACGGGCGCGGTATTGTTCAAACAGGTGCCGCCAGGCCGCGAAGTATCAACGCATGAAAACCGCGAAAGCGATTACAAAGGAGCGGCGCTAAACCTCAATCGTCAAGCTCGCCAAGGAGGGCGCTTCCCCGTCCAGCCTGCCATCCATCACAAAGTACCGCGTCCCCGTCGTGCCCGCGCCCTTCACCAGCACCACACTCCCGCCCGGATACTGAATCGTACACTCGCCATAGTCGGCGCTGATGCAGGTGCCGACCGTCCGCAACGAGCGCCCGTTCAGGTCTGACCAGCGTTTGAACAGGTTTTTCATACGCCTAAATCGCATCCAAGATAATTGCCATCCGCATCAAACTCAAATTCGACGGCGTAACTATGTCCAACATCCATCGAAATCACTGTAGTCCCGCTGGGGATTTCTGCGGAAACACTTTTCGGCGATGCACTCCGGTCAAATTCATCAAATTCCTGACCAAAGTCTATGAATAAATGCCTGAGTTGTTCGATGTGTTTCATGCCTCGACCTCTTGCCAGGTTGATCGTGGAAGTCGTTTACCGGGATGCTGATACATCCCGGTAAGCGCATCTATTATAACAGATTAGACCTCGATTTCCCGCCGTTCCAGCCCGATACTTTGCCGCACACTCAAAGCCCCGCCGGATCGTTGCGCCGTGATGCGGCAGGATCTGCTGATGCCCTTGAGTCCGGCGATGCTGACGATCTTGCCAGGCTCCACCAATGGAAATGCCGGGTCTGCGAGTGGATTAAACAGCGTCTCAGCATCCATCTCCCATCCCGCGCCCGAATCCGACAGCGCATTCAGGCCGCGTTGCCGCGCCGCCACTCCCTCCTCATCGCAGAGTAGCTCGTCAGTGATCGGTTCCGCCGGTTGCAATGCGCCATCGGTGCCGGCGATCTTGACCAGGGCCAGCGCGCCGTGACTGATGCCGGAGACATAGACCCCGTTGAGTGGCTGGCTGTAGACCGGGTTCTGGGTCAGGCTCAGGATGGCGGCTTCCGGGATCAACACGTCCATCGGTTCGCCATCCAGCAGCCACGAGGCCACTGGCCAGCGTTTGTGCAGAGTAATGATCTGGTCTGTGGGATGGGTATAAATGCCGTCATCTGTGACGTTCGCCAGCCGGATTAGCACCCCGATAGGGGTGTTCCAGGAGTTGTAGCGCCCTGCCGGAACGATCCAGTCCGCCAACTGCCAGTCCAGCGACCAGCCAGTATTCTCCAGAGCCAGCGTCGCCAGTTGCGTCATATCGCGCGCCTGCGTTTCCGAGAAATTGCGATGCGGCGTGTAAGGGTCATGCAACCACGCCGACCGGGAGCGGCCTTTCAGCGTCACCCGGTCACTGTTAAAACTCCGTGATTGACTCGGAACGTCCAGCAGGAAGCGCCAGACCTGCCCGTTGATGGTGGCCTGCACTTCACAGGCGAGGGGATTCGGCTGCACCAGTGCCCAGGCATCAGGGCCGGCCAGCGTGGCGGTCAACGCCCAACACCACGAATCAAAATCGGTTTCAATCGTCATCGCCGTCACCGGCAACGGTGTCAAGTCGGGCCAGCGCACCAGCGTGGCACTATTCACGGTCATATAGCTTCTCCGATAGGGGATTTCGCGCTCGGCCACCAGGATGCAGGGCGAACGTCCAATCCGTAACGTGGTGCCCGGCAACGGACAGCGGATATTCAGGTTGGTACCCCACGGCCACGGGATGATGGGCGGGATGACAGGGCCGGGATTCGGCGCATTGCCGGGATAGCCCGCTTCTTGCCACGCAGCCAGATCGCCACTGATTCGTAACAGTCCTTCCTGATGGACGGCGATGACGGCGACGTTCAGCCGGGTGGCTTCCTGCCACGTCGCCCCAGTTGCAGGCGTCAGCAGCGACAGCCGTGCCCGGAACGAGGTCGGTACGCCCATCCTGAGCGGATCAGCTTCCTGCCACGATGCCGATCCATCCTGATTCAGTGTCGGGGAGTTCCGCCAAGGCAACGAGGGGCCATCCACCAAAGAGGAGGCCATTCCACAGGTGCTACGAGTCCCGGAGGCTAAGTGCGGTGAATCCCGCCATTCTGGGCGATGCAGGGCCGATTGCAGGGTGGCATCCTGCCAGAGGCTACCCATGCCTTGCCGCAAGTCTGGCGAGTCCCTAAACGCGCCCTGCGTGGCTTGTGGCGTGAGTATGGCCGTCGCCCAGTCACCCGCTGCGGCCCGCACCACATCAGAGAGCAGATTCGAGTCGTAATCAGCGATGACGGCCCCGGTCGGCGCGAAGGTTTCGCCCTGAATGCGAACCGGCAGGATGCGCTGAATCGTGACCGCGCCGAGGGTAGCCTGCGTTTCCCCGCTGACGATGACCTGACGAACGGGATGTATGCGAATCGCCCCGGTCGGCGCGAGGGTCTCACCGGCCAGCACCGCCATCCGCTGGCGGTGGACACTGAGCAACCCCGTAGGAGCGAGGGTCTCACCGGCGATGACCGCCGTGCGTTCGGGCAGGCCCCCACTCCCGCCGAGGTCGATGTTGACCGTCCCGACTGGCGGGGTGTAACTCCCCGTCAGCGCAAGATCGGCGGTTCCGACTGGCGGGGTGTAGGCCATGTTACCGCTCGGTCAGCATGAAACTCGTGATGGTGCAGTAACCGCCGGATACCAAGGTGACTTTATCAACCTCAATCACTGAACCGGAACCGGTGACGCCCACATCGGCATCAAAGATCGTGCCGGCGCTGCTGTCCACTACGCGCGCCCAGGCGGATGTTCCTGACTCAGCGATCATCGCCGCAGCGGGATTGGTGCCAGTGAACACGCTATTGGTCACCGTCCCGGCAGGGTTGGCCATCTCGAAGGTCACCAGCAGGGTTTGGGTGGAAACGGCGGTATCGGCATCGGCGGGGCGCGTGCCGTCGTAAACCCGAATCTCACCCGCCGCTAACCAGGTGGCCAGCAGTTCGCCGCGACTGGTTTTACGGGGGGTGGCGAATCCTAACACGTTACTCATGGCATCGGTTCCGGGGTGATGAGATCGGCAATGGCCGCGTTCAGCGGATTGTCGCCGTGATCGAAAGCGATGGCGTAATAGCCATTGGCGCGATAAGCGATGTAGGGAAACGAGTAGGAACCATCGGCGGCAGAAAATGTTTGACCAATACAACGAGACGTCAATCGATCAAAGAGCCTGACGCGATAAGAGCCGGCGACGCCCAGTTCAGTGACGGTTCCGGCAATGCGGTAGGCTCCTCCGTCTACTATATCAACGCTGAGAGTTAAAACGGTAGCCATGTCGCTCATGATCTATCTCCACGGCCCCGTAAGGTCTATCGCACAGCGATAAGAACTGCCTTGTATAAAAATCATCAGCGTTCGATTCGGCAACTGCGGAATATCGGTATACGTTGCATGGGCGGATAGTCCAGCATGGACTGGATTCCAAAGCCCTGGCGGAATTCCTCTGGCTTGAGCTCCACCTTCCCAAATTTCAACCGGCCAAAAATGAATTGAGTTGTTGACCGGATTTGGAACAGGGGAACCGGCAGATCCCATATATTGCGTTCCGCCAGAAATGTTATGAGAATATAAATAACTTGAAATGTAACTACCTGATTGAGTGTAATTTCTAGCAATAAAAGAATAAGCATTGGTGGATAATCTACAGAGTGAGGTTGATGGATTGGTGGTACTAACTAATAGCCAGCTTCCGTAAGCGTTCGCCGCAGAAAAATCAATAATATCCCCGAACACTAAACAGGTTAAATAATCGTTACCAGTATGCCCATTAAAAAAATAAAACAAGCGGCCATCGGTTACAAGTCCCCATGCTCTTGCTGTTGACGCACTCGATTTGCTTACGGTCATATCCGCCGCAGGAGTAGCGCCAGTCCCATCATTGACTGAAGTCATCGCTTCATACATTCTGGCTTGCGCGCTAGTAGTTCCAGTATCGTCAATTCGTAAAAATAGCCGACAACCTTGCAAATTTAAACTGCGGTAAACCGCTTTGTTAGTGTCGAAATAGGCTTTTTCAAAACCGCCAGGAGCGCGTTTCGCAGTAATGGGTACCTCGGAATTGGTACGGGTTGCCGTTTGATCGCTAATACCGGTTGTGGCGAAGGTGAACGTCGTACTCCCCGGTATGCTGGCAATGCGCCATTCGCCGTTCAGTCCGGCAGGCGTTGCGCCGGCGATGGTGATGACCGGCCCCGTGTTGCCGACCATCGCAAAGTTGTGGCCCGCACTCACCGTTCCGGTCGCCACATTGGACGCTACGACCAGCGAATCCAAGGTCACGCTGCCGAAGCCGTTGACCAGACAGGCATCCAGTACGCCGATGAGTGTACCTGCCGTTCCCGATAGTGCCGGAGCGCCCGACATCGTAGACGAAAAGTATTTGACCGTGGTATCAACCATGATGGTTTCCTAAGCGTCGATATTGCCGATAAAGAGAAGCTCGACCGAATCCACATTCCCGGCGGGCGATGACGGTTGAATGGCGCGAATGACATCGACTGGGTAGCACGCGCCCACCAGATTGAAACGGATGCAGTTGCCGGTACTCCATCCCGCCCCCCACCCGCGATAGTCCAGGGTGAAATAGGCGGCACTGGTCAACGGATTGATCGGCGCAAAGTCCTCGTTGATGTTGCCGGCCCCCAGATACCCCAGTTGTTCACCGTAGCAGACAAACGCGCTGGCTGAGGTAAAGCGCAGCAGAAAGCGGTCGGGATACGCGCCCAGATTGCTGACCACCAGGGGATAGGTCACATCGTTGTATTGCGCCAGTGGGGCATCGCCGATCCGGGTATCCGACCACTCCTCCGTCCAGGTGGTTTGGGCAAACAGGTTCGTATAGCGGGCCTGTAACGTGCCGATATAGAGCAGCGGGGAAACGCGACTGGTGGTGGCCGGGAAGGTATGACTGACCGCGCGAGTGAGCGCCAGCCGGCCCGACAAGTCGGTATCCATGATGACGGATAGATCGGCCACCGTATGCTTGAAGACATAGGGCGCGGTATAGCCGGTCAGGTTCAGGTCACTGGCCATCGTCACGATGCCGGTGTCGCGGTTGACGCTGTAGAAACTGGCGGGGAAGCGCACGCCATCGGCATCCTCAATCGTCACCCGGTACAGCCGCAACCGGCCCATGTCCACGGATTGCGTCGGGCTCAGGCTATTCTCGGAATGGCTGTCAGTATGATGCACCAGTGCCATTTGCCCGGTGCGATAGATTGGCACGAGGCCATCACCAGGCAACCGGACGGGATCAATACCGATCACGCTGGAATCCAGCGGCATACTGACGTAGGTGACGCAGTTGTAGAGCAGGGTTTCCAAGTCCACCAAATGCGGATGCAGGATTTGCCCGCCGACGACGGCGCTGGCGTGATACCAGGGCTCATTCTCGTTGCCCGCCGCGGTCACCCAGTGACCAAAGACGATCTGCGCCACCCCGGTCTGATAATCGAATTTTCCATAGGCGCTCACCACGCCCACACTCCCGCCGATGACGCCGTATTCGTTGGCGCTGCCTTCCAGCACGGATGCCGGATCATCATACAAGGTGACCCGGAAGCTGAAACTGCTGACCGCAATCGGCGCGGTCGGGGTACGGAACACCACCACGGAAACCGGCACGCGATTGATGCGCACGGCTCGCGCCTGAATGGTGTAGCTGTTCGCCACTGACGGCCAATCAGTGAGCATCACCTGCCCGGTAGTGGCATCCATACTGCCCGCCGTGGTGCCCGCCCCCGTAACTGGGTTGAAACCGTAGACCATCGTGCTCAAAACGTCCTGATACACCCGGTCACCTAACAACAGCCGCACACTCCCGGAAGCGATCTGCTCACCGGTCTCCGGTTGTAGACTGAACACCAGCCCACCAGTCGCCAAGGTCAATGAATCCGAGAAGGATGCAGGCGTATTGCTGGCGGAATAGCGCACCGTGACTGTACTGCCGGCAAGAAAACTACCGGGTACATCAGCGACCGTGGTATAGCTGGTAATGACCTGCTGCACGATGACCTGAATGACATAGGCTTGCGCCACATCATCCCAGACCCGCACTTGCGTCGGCACGTACTCATAGACTGGAACGGTATGCCACTCAAAGGCGCAGTCGGTTTCCATGGTGAACGTGCCGGCACTGGGATTGATGGTTCCGCCCGCCGTGAACGCCAGTTGAATGTTGTCTCTGACCCGCCGTCGCCAACTGTTATCGGCCAGCCCAGAGACCATGACGCGCGTAGTCAACGGATAGTCGGCATCATCCACGGCGGATAGATCCGCCTCGACGCTGTAAAACACTTCCAGCGATAACGCAATGATCGGCGAATGCGCCAGCGTGATGCTGATGACGCCATTGGTGGCCGTGGGGGTGAACGATTCGGAGTAGTACGTGGCCGGCGTGTACTGCTGGCCAGCAAAGGTCATCGCCGTATTGGATGCCGGGATGATGGTCGGGGTGAGCAGGATTTCGCCGGAGCCGTAACTGATGACCGCGCTCCCGCCCGTCCCGGTCATCGTGCCATCGCCCTGGTCGGTCAGGGTGTTGCCACTCCAGGCCAGCGTCTGCTCGCCCGGTATCAGTCCGGTTCGGCCCGTGGCTACCTTGAACACCAGTGGAGTCGCCGCTTGCGTGATGCTGCGGGTGTCCGCGCCCGACCCGTAACTGATGAGGATGCTGCTGTTAATATCGGGATAGGAGCCCAACGTGAGCGACAGGCTTCCCGTGGTGAAATTGATCGTCCCTCCACCATAGGCCGCCGAGGCCCCGGCCAGAGCGCCATTACCCTCCTCGCGCAGCAGATACCAGTTGCCGCCAGACAGATAGGCCGCGATGAGCGTGCCCGGATCAGGGATGGGCTTGAGACTGGCGACATAGGCCCGGAACCGGGTCTTGTCAGTGATGGGAATGCCGTAGCTGTTGCTACAGCGGCTGATCGCGGTGGCAGGGCGGAATGTGACAGTCTTCGTACCGGAGTAGGTCGGACTGAGGGTTGAAAAGGTGATGACGCCTTGCGCGTAGTCCACTTCGCCGACGCTGGTCATGCCCGATTTGAGGTTGCCGCCATCGTCAACCAGTTCGCCGCCGTCCACCGTGATGGTCAGCGTGCGGGGCACAATGGGGCGACCGGCGTACAGCACAAAGCCGGGAATGAAGGTGTCCGCCACCTGGAAGCTGATGGTCGTTAAGCTGGCTGGCACGGCGAAGGTGCGCTCAGCCACGGCGGTCACATCGGTCACCGGTGACTCAATCTGACTGCTCGGAATGATGCGGCCCATGATGCTATCGGCGTAGATTACGGTGTCGCCGGTATCGGCTTGCTGCACCAGAGGGCGAATCCCGTAGTAGCGCGCAGCATCCACCACCATCGTGTTGTAGACCACGGCCAGCGGGTGAATGTTGTCGTAGCGGCTAATTTCCGCGCCGTGAAAGGTATAGCGCAAGGCTTCCGACAACTCGACCGTGATCACCCGGCGCTGGAACGGGCCTTGATCATCGGTAAAGGTTTGCACCTCATCCAGCAGGATGCGAATGACCCGCACGTACTGATGATACGATTCCGTAGCCCAATCGTCATCGGTGTACTCGACCAGGCAGAGCGTGGTATTGATCGGCGGCGCTTCATCCGATTCCCGTGCGAAAAAGGTCAGAGTACGCGCGCCTTCAATTTGAAGTTCAAACAGCCAAGCGAAATAACGGTTACTCTGAATCCGGTAGTTTTCGACGTAAGACTGAATGGTCGCCCGCTCATCGTAAAAGTCGCCTGTACTGGTGAGCAGGACGGAAACATTGGGATCGGCGGGCTCATCGAACACCACCACGCCGGCATCCAAATACTTGTCCATGTTGGCGCTGGTCACCGCCGCGTAGACCTTACGGATGGACACATCACCCGCTGCGCGATCTACGTCGGAAATGTCATCAAAGATTTCATTTTCCACGCCCGCCACAACCTCGTTGCCGCTCTTTTGCCCGCCACCGTCGGAGAAGTCGCTGAGCCTTTCACTTTTGAAAAATCGCAAGTCACTAACAGTTATCGCCATTATTGCTTACTCTTAACAGGTGTCGTAATGGCATCTTCAAATGCCCATTGGCTTTTGTGTAACCTTTGAAGAATGGTGCTATATGGAATATCAACTTGTTTTGCCAAATCTATCAATATCATAGACTGCCCATTATATTCATACATCTTGATGTTTCTTTGATTTCTTCGTTGTGTTATCTCGTCAACCCATCGGCAATTTCCATCAAAATAGCCTTGATTATTATCAATTCTATCCAGTTCAAATCCATCAGGGCATACACCCATATCTAATAAAAACTGATTAAATTCATTCCATTTTTCGCATACAGAAATTCCTCTATCAAAATAAATATGACTATCTTTGTCGTTCGGCTTGCATCGCTTTTTCATGCTCGACCATGCGTAATAAGTTCTGCTTTTTGAAATAGAACCAGCATGGCCGTGCTTTATATGACCGTGATGTTTGCAACACGTTGAACCGCCAGATACCAAATTATTCCCTTGTACGATTACTTCATTACCACATTCGCATCGGCATCGCCATAGTAGTTTTCCGTACTTGTCTGAACCTGCTATTTCTATAACAGTAAATTTTCCAAACTTTTGCCCTGCTAAATCATTTCTTCTTTCAAAAGAAGATTGTGCAAGATTTGCAATGCGCAAACATCCGCAGCTTTTTGTTTCTCCTTTTAAAAGAACAGAACCTGTCACAATGGTTTCTTTTCCACAATCGCATTGACATTGCCATTGTGCTTTTTGATGCTTATTGCGGCCAATAAACCTTAATACAGTCAACCGGCCAAACCGCTGCCCGGTCAAGTCTTTGACGCGCGGGTTGATCCGCGTAGAATAGTTTGCGCTCATGCTCGTGACTCCTGAATAGTCCGATGATGGGAAGTGCCTGATGGCTGTGCAACCAGTCATCAGGTGCGCATATTCTATCATTATTTCGCTCGTTTCTGGGCGGTGGTCAGGGCGTCAATTAGATCGTCGGGAGAGGCGGTGGAGGATGCCGCCGCTTTGGCGCCTTGCGCGGTGGCTTGTTCGTTCGCCAGCTTTTCCTTGAGGGCCAGCGCGTCGGCAATCTGCTGG